TGAAACTCAGGATACTTCTGAAATGACGATGGTCGAAATTGGAAGTTACCAAGGGGAAAGTACGGTATTGTTTGCAAAACATTTCAAAAAAGTTATTGCCGTGGATCCCTTTATTGATATGTACGATCCCAAAGACCCTACTTGCCACGAAGCTTCCATGACTCTTGTATATCAAGCTTTTAAAAACAGGATAAAAGAATTTGAAAACATTGAAGTGATAAGAGATTTTTCAGACAATGCCTTGAAGTTTATATCGGAAGTTGATTTTGTGTATATTGATGGCAACCATACTTATGAACAAGTAAAAAAAGACATTGAAAATTATATCCCTAAATCCCGTTGTTTTATTGGGGGTCATGATTATGTGGAAGCTCCTCATCTGGGGGTTATCCAAGCTGTGGATGAAGTTTTTACTGCTCCTGATTTTACTTTTCAAGATCATAGTTGGCTGAAAGTTTTACCAAAAAAGGAAATCCCAAAAGACACTATTGCTTTAATCACTCCAACCGGGGGAAGGGAAAAACAAATTGAACTTTGTGCTAAATACATGAAGGCCCAAACATATCCGGGTAAAGTACTTTGGGTGATAGTGGATGACTGTGTACCAAAAACAACAGAAAGTATTAAACAGGGTTTTAAAGACAATTGGGATATCATTCATGTGAACCCAGCCCCGGTATGGAGGGCGGGGCAGAACACCCAAAGCCGAAATTTGAAAGCTGCTATTAACGAAGTTAAAAAGCATGAAGTATCCGAAATATTTATAATTGAGGATGATGATTGGTACAGCCCTGAATACCTGAATGTGATGCGGGAAAAGTTAAAGGGATTTCAAGTTGCCGGGGAAGCTTTAACCTATTATTTTAATGTGGAAATAAAGGATGGTTATCGAAATCAAAATCATAAACATTCCAGCTTATTCCAAACAGCTTTTAAAACCTCAGCTTTACCCGCATTTGAAAGGGCTATTCAAAACCAAAAGTTTATTGATTTGGATTTCTTTCGTTCCCTTCCTTCTGGGGTTGTAAATTTGTTTGAGGGAGGGGATTTGGCTGTGGGAATAAAGGGGTTGCCCGGTCGTGCTGGTATAGGTTCAGGGCATAACATAAGATCGTTTAAAAAGCCTGAAACCACGGTATTTGAAAGATTGCAAATTTTGAAAAAAATGATTGGCAAAGACTATCTAAATTATATTTGATGAACCTCCATAAAAATAATCCAATATTTGTAACAGGAGTGGAAAGAAGCGGGGCATCCCTTATAGCCCGGGCATTGAGTATGACCGGAGGGGTGTGGACAGGTAGCATGACGGGGATGTATGAAAATTTTCGATTAAAACATTTATGTGAAGACCTTGTATCCACGTATAGTGAAAATTTATTTCCTGAAGTGGATAAGGTTAACATGGATTTGAAAGCTTCAGTGGAATATAATTTGTTGGTTCAGGGGAGAAATGAATTTGATGAAAATCCTTGGATGTTTAAAAGTTCATTATTAACCCCTCTTTGGAAATTATATACGGATCTGTATCCTGATGCGGTATGGATTGTGGTACGAAGAAAGCCCACTGAAATTGTAAATTCTTGTGTGAAAACAAATTGGATGTGTACATTCAAAAATCCAGAGATACGAAAATTAGTGGGGGTGACTACGGAGGAGGAAGGGTGGATGTGGTTAATTCACAAATATGAAGCTGAATGGGTAAAAATGAAATCCCACGGACTGAATATGATTTTTGTCTGGCCTGACCGGGTATTGGAAAATGATTTTTCTCAGCTGCAATCTTTATGTACTGATTTAGGTTTATCATGGAATCCGAAAATTGAACAAACATTAACTGAATTAATTCATAAAAAATAATATCATGGGAAGAGTTACCGCAACAGAAGTGAAAGCAATTTTAGATGATAGTCTTTTGACTGATCCCCAAATTGATGTTTATATAAGTAGTGCAAATGTGATGGTGAATAAAGTTTTGGGAACTGAGGTGACCGATATTTTGAAAGAAATTGAACGATGGTTGACTGCCCATATGATCACGATCACCCGGGAACGTCAGGCAAAAAAAGAAGGTGCTGGAGGGGCTTCTATTGAGTACACCGGAAATTATGGGGAAGGTTTGAAGCAAACTTCATACGGTCAGATGGTTTTAAATTTGGATTCATCAGGTTCTTTTGCGGCTTTAGGAGGCAACGCAGCCTACACTTTTGCCATCCCTTATTAACCTGAAATATTATAGCTAATAAATAAAATTTATGTCTTATCAACATTAATTAATTTTAACCATCATTGTATTTAATGTTGTTTTTATTCGATTTAAAGCATTTATGTTGAAAGTGGCATAAGTATATCAATTGAAAAAGATAATGTTAATGATGGATTTGGGGGTAAGACTTTTGATGCACCAATTGAGTTGAAATCCCCAAACGGGGTACGATGGGAAGACAAGCAACGCATTGTTAAAAACAATCAGGGTGTTGAGCAAATAAGCAATGCTTCAATATTAGTCACCATAGATTTACAAATTGAAGGGTGGTTGTATTTAGGAGATTTGGATTCAATTCATGATTCTGAAGAAAGTAGTTCTGGGGATTATTTGAATCCAAAAAAAGTAAATGGGGCTTATGAAATTATTGCTTTTGATAAAATACCTGAAGTCAAATCCACTGACAAATTTATCAGAACTGCTTATTTAGGAAAATAATAATGAAACGGGGAAAAGTTAAATTGGTAGGTATTGAAAAGGTGATGAGAAATCTTCAAAGGGAAATAAAAAACATTGAAGGTTTAAGCATGAAAGGTTTGATCAGGGCTGCCATAATTATTAGAAGGGATATGGATAAGACTTCCCCATTGATCCCTTTGGATAAAGGAAATTTGAGGGCAAGCTTTTATACTGTTACAGGAAGAAACTTTTTGTCAGATATAGCTGAATCCAAGAATCCCAATTTTAGAGGAAAGGGAAAAGCAGAAATGAGCACCAATCATGCAAAAGATTTAAGCGGGGCAAAAAGTATTGCCGGGGATAAATTAATTGTAGTGATGGGGTTTAGTGCAGTATATGCTATGTGGGTTCATGAAATGATGGGCAATTCAAATGGTACATGGAGCAGACCGGGGAGTGGGCCAAAGTTTTTTGAGTACAGTATAAATCGAAATGCAGCAAAAGTTTTACAGGAGATAAGGAAATCAGCAACGATTAAAAACTAAATTATGAAAGCAAGTTCAATTGATATATGTGATATGTTGGCTGATAATTCATCCACAACAAGTTCAGAATCTTTAGGACTTACTTTTGGGGAAAATTTGTTTGTAGGAAAGGAACCAGCAAAACCAAACATATGTGTAACGGTATTTGATACCTCAAGCATATCCCCTGCACTGAATATAGGAACTAAAATCAGCAAATATGAATATCCAGCTGTTCAAATAAGAGTTAGATCAGACAATTATGAGGATGGATGGGATATGGCGCAATTTATAGCGGATTCACTACATGGCCGGGCAAATGAGACATGGAATGATTCGTTTTATACTTTGGTGGTTGTCATCAATGGCCCAACCTTTTTGGACTGGGATGAAAACAGCAGACCAAGATTTATTATTAACTTAAATTTACAACGGAGGTAAAAATTATGGATGAACCAGTTGCCGGAAAAGGCACGATATTTCAACGGTGGGACACTGCCGGAACTAAGTGGGATGAAATATCAGAAATTAAAGGGATTGATGGCCCATCGAAATCCCGCTCAACAATTGATACCACAGTGCTTAATGCTGTGGTAGGGTACAAGACCTTTATTGGAGGTTTAAGGGATGGGGGTACTGTAACTTTGGATATGATTTTTACCCGGGAAGGGTATGACTTGATGAATGCAGATTTTGAGGATGATGATTTGCAGAATTATGAAATCATTTTACCTGATTTAGCAGAAACCAGTTTTGAATTTGCTGCGTTGGTTACTGAAATTGGATTATCAATTACGGTTGATGACGTGATCAAAGCTCCGGTGACTTTAAAAGTTTCAGGGATTATCGTAATAAACAGCGGGGCAAATAGCAGTCTTCATGGATAATATTTATTTCTGCTCTAATCACGGGCTAATAAAATAATCATTTACACTTAATTTAATCAAAATGAAAACATTGGATCGCAAAGGCTTATTGAAAAAAGAAGTATGTAAAATTGAACAAGTACAATTGGATGAAGAAACCGTGGTGCACGTACGTGAAATGTCCGGTAAGGAAAGGGATGAGTTTGAAAACAGTATTGTGAAGCAAGTTAAGGTTGGGGATAAAATGGAACAGCGTCAAACACTCGAAAATTTCAGGGCAAAACTTGCTGTTGCTACTTTATGCGATGAAGAAGGAAATCCCCTGTTGACTATTGCTGACGTGGAAACATTATCCAAAAACATGACCGCAAAAACATTGGATAAAATTGTTGAAGTGGCTTCCCGTCTTAATAAGGTTTCAGAAAAGGATAAAGAGGAGTTGACAAAAAACTAAAAAGCCGCCCTGAACGGCAATTTTATTTCAGGCTTTGCCGGGAACTTAAATTTGCACACCCGGATATATTGCTGGAACAATTAACCTCATCCCAATTATCTGAATGGGTAGAATATGACCGGATGGATCCAATTGGGGAATTGCGAAATGATTACAGGTTCAGTTATATGTTTTCATTGATGACTAATTTGGTTATTCGGGCTGTAGGTAAGCAAGGGGCAAAATTGACTTCAGTAAAAGATTTTGAATTTCCATGGAACGTAAAAGTTGAGGATAAAACGCAACAATCCGCAGAGGATATGAAAACAATACTCCTTGCTTTTACAAAATCTCATAATCGAAAA